TGACGGCCCCAGCAGGAAACGCACTGTGCCTGGTATCGACTGGTACGGGTGGCATCAACGGATTCATAACATACGTGCAGCAGTAAACAGGCGTTGATTTGCTGACGCGCTTTTACGTTCCACGAAGCAGGACTTTTTGGAGAAGGCGCGTCATGGCCGTCAATCGCGTAGAGCTTGGTTCGAGGGATGTCCTGGTCTACAAGGGCAAGGACATAGACCGGGGCATCCTAGAAGCCATCATCGATACGGACAAACGCGTGCTTTGGGCCTTCATCGAGAACGCCGAAGGCACCATTTGCGCATTTCCTTACAGTGAGAACGAAGTGATTTGGATGGAAGAGTCCGACGTTCTTCGAGAACAGGATGTAGAGATATGAGTGATCCAATCGTACCACTCGATCCAGAGCAGGTGACGACGCAAGAGCAGAGGGCGGTGAAGGAGAACTTCATCGTACGTGACTTGGTAGCTGTAGACGAAATGGCGAATGTACTGACAGGCGGCTTGCCTGACGAGACCATCTCCAGCCGGTTGGCCCGTGATGCAGAAAAGGGTGACGAAGTCGGCAAGGTGGGTTCCGAGATACTGGACGTGTTCCAACCCGACCACGGAGCGAAGGCCCAAGCAGGCGACGCAGCAAGGGCCACGCAAGTCCTAACTACGGAAGAAGATTCAGGCGACTTGAAGTAAGACAAGGAAAGGACGTTGGCAAATGCCAAAGCTGCGCAAGCGTAAGATTGCCAACGCTCTAGAAAAGAAGATGGGCGTGCACGGCACCGTCACTGCACAAACTGCCGACATGTTTTCTAACATCGGTGCCCGTCAAGGCTTCGGCACCCCATCGCTCGGTCAGGGCGCTTCTTATGAACTGATACGTCTCTCGTACGATTACTGGCAACTCATCACGTTGTATCGCAACCACTGGATTTCGCGCCGCATCGTTGAGGTGCCCGCACAGGACATGGTCAAGGCGTGGCCCAGATTGACCAGCGACGTCGAGCCGAAAGACCTCACACGGATTGACCGTGCGCTACGCAAGACGAACACCAAGAACAACATCCTCACTGGCCTCACCTGGGGCCGGTTATTCGGCGGCGGCGGCGGCCTGATGGTCATCGACGGCCAGGAGAACGAACTTGACCAACCGCTCGATTTGGAAAGCATCAAGCTAGGCTCGTACAAGGGAGTTATTCCGTTCGACCGTTGGGCTGGTATCAGTCCGCAGGGCGACACTTGTACGGATATCAATCGCCCACTCGACTTCAACAAGACAGAAATGTACGAAGTGCGCGTTACGGGCGGAGACTCTTTTCAGGTGCATTCCTCGCGTCTGCTTCGGTTCCTAGGGCCGTCCGTGCCTACACCTGAGCTGGAGGCCCAGAGTTACTGGGGCATCTCCGTACTGGAGCCCACGTACGAGTCCATCACTATGCTGGACAACACGATGTGGAATATCCTGGGCCTAACGTTCCGTGCTAACCTGCTCGGCATGAAGTTCCCGGAGCTGGCGCAGCTGATATCAGGCCTGGGGTCGTCCCAGATGGCCTCGCAGAAGTTCGAGCAGCGCATGTCGACCATCAACCATCTGATGTCGAATCAGTCGCTCATCCCTCTGCCGGCTGATGGTAGTATAGAGTCCACACAGTATAACTTCGGCGGGCTGGAGGGCATCTTCCAGTTGTTCCAGCTCAACCTCGCGGGCGCGGCCCAGATGCCTGTCACTCGGCTGTTCGGACGCACCTACACTGGCCTCGGCCAGACGGGCGACGGCGACGAGCGCATCTACGAAGAGAAGATCGCGACTGACCAATCCACCTACCTCGCACCGCAGCTGGAAAAGTTGTATCCGGTCATTTGCATGTCGGAGCTGGGCGAGGTGCCGGAAGACCTCGACCTCATGTTCCCCTCCATCCGCGTGCTCGATGAGAAGGAGAAAACCGAACTGGCCAAGGCAGTAGCCGATACGCTTACTGTGTATCTCAACGGCGGAATCATGAGCCCACGCACTGTGGGTAAAGAGGTCAAGCAGACTAGCGACATCACAGGCATCGGCACCAACCTCGACGACGAAGCACTTGAGAAGTTGTCGGACGACATACAATCTGAGGGTGAGTTGGGCGAGGGCCTGTTTGGCGGCGAGGGTGCGGGCCTGAATGAGGCCGGGTCTCCTGCCAAAGCCATCAAAGCTGAGAACAAGGAAGGTGAAGAGAGGGAATCAGAAGATGAGGACGACGATGAGGACGACGACGGGGTAAAGAAGGCTAAGAAGAAATTGACGCAGAAAGCTGGCGATGCAGTTGATTCAGCGCCTGCCTACGACGTCATGCCCGCCGACCTCAAACCGGGCGAAGTAGTACTGGTAAACGGCAAGATGCTTACGTTGGATAGAATCATTCGTGGGAAAAAAGACTTGTTCGACCAGCCAGTGGTGCTCGCTGTGTTCCGTTCGGGCGATGTTGTTGCGTACAGACCTGATGGCGATGTCAAAGTGCAGGCGAAAGACGCCGGTACGGAGCACTGCGGCAAGCCAAATTGGCGTACGTGTCCTGCATGCAACGGACGCATCCACCGCTCCGAGTGCAACGTCAAGCTGCACCACGACCGCGACTGCTGCAAAGAGCGTGGGTGTCCCTACTCGTTGCTCAGCCACGGTAAGTCTACACGTGAGTTTGGACTACCCGCCAAGGCGACAGACGACAACGGCGCATCCAGCATCACGACGCGTGCGCAGGGCATGCTCGACTACCACGCGCTCCCTGTACGTATCGAATCGGCGGAAGGCTCTGCTCGTACCGGTGTCACACCTACTGGCAAGTCCTGGCACACTATCATGCCGGCTGACTACGGCTTTATCGAAGGCGTGAGCGGGGCAGATGGAGACTCGCTCGACTGCTACGTGGGCCCGTTCCCGGAGTCGAACAACGTTTATGTCGTAGATCAGCACGACCTTGACGGTAATGGGTTCGACGAGCACAAGGTGATGCTGGGCTACCACACGGAGGAGTCGGCCAAGGAAGACTACATGGCCGGACACCACCTGTCCAGTAAAACCTTTGCCGCCATCACCGCTTTTACCATGCCGATGTTCCGGCGTTGGATGTCTACCGCTGACCTTACCCAACCGTGTGACGACTTATCTGCTAAAGCTGCTGACGCCAAGTTCGAGGAGTCCAAACACCCTAGACAGGACGACGGCAAATTTGGAACTAAGGGCGTGTCGTCGTCTGTGTCGTTGCCTAGAGGTATGGAGCACGTCACTAAAGGAGAGCACAAGACAGGCACTTCGCTGATGAAGGAGCTGCTAGCCACTAAGAAGTACAGCGATAAGGATGTGGCGCAGGCTTGTAATGCTGTCATGGGAACCAAATTCGGTCCTCAGATGATTAAGTTCGTCAAGGACAAGATGTGGTTGGAAACTCCTGAAGGTAAAGCATCTGTGGCGGCGAAGAAGGCAGGAATCCAGGCCAACTCAGCTAAGATCGCAGAAGCTGCCAAAGCTCCTGTGGCGCAGGCAAAGCTCGATGCTGTAATCATTCAGGCTGAGAAAGCTAACTACAAAACAATGTATGTTAGCGCGCAGGACTCAACAGGCAAGAAGACGTTCTTCAAAGTTGGCGTCCCTGATGGACTGAACACGCAAGACACGGCGAAGAAGGTTGCAGAGAAGCAAGGACTCACTTTCGTCAATTTTGGCGAGTTTAGCGCTTCCAAGCCAGCACCTCCAGGTGGCTACACTGACTTGGCCCTGCCTGACAGCGAGATCAAGGCGTTCAAAGATGCGGCCTACGCTAAGGCGCAGGAAGCTGCTAAATTAGCGGAAGAATCCAAAGCAGCCTCAGCAAAAATCAACAAGATAGCCACAGAGAGCGAGGAACTGGGGCAAGACCTACAAACTGCCATCAAAGCCTACACAGATGGCAGTTACAGCAAGCTCAATGCGGCATTGCGTGCAGGCAAGCCGATGGATGCCGCACAAGCAACTCTTGCTGCACATCTCGACACTGCCATTCGTAAATCAAAGATTAAGGAGGACATCACTACGTATCGTGGTGTCAAGGAGCCTGCTAAATTCTTTGGTGAAAATGTGAAGATTGGCACCGTTATCGTTGATAACGGTTACATCTCTACGTCAAAGAACCCTAGTACTGGACATGGCTGGTCTGGTGATGGGCTCGTCGCTAAGATCAAGCTGCCGAAAGGTAGTAGTGCGTTGGATGTCTCTCCTATGTCACTTCACTCTAGTGAAGCGGAAGTGCTTCTGCCAAGAGGCTCTATGTTCAAAATAGTAGGTGTCAGCGGTAAGACAGTGGAGATTGAGTATGTCAGTGGACAAGCGTAATGAACGCTATGAGTGGGAGGCGCAAGACTCCATGGAGGTGGTCTCAGAAGGTGACGGTGAGACCATCAACATTGAGGACTTGGTGAATGACTCCTTCGAGGAGCCCACAACAGAAGTACAGCCGGTGTGAACGGTGGAGATGGAGGTGTTGTGATGCACTACGCTGTTGATGCTGTGTTGTTAGTTGCCTTGTTCCTGTCGTTCCTACCGAGGAAGTGTCCGGATTGTGGCTACTACCCAGGAGAGCGGGAGTGAGATGGAGGTACTCAAGGAATACAAGACAACGGGCGACGAGCGCCACTTTGGCTTCCACTGCCCTGGCTGTGCTTGTGACCATCTAGTACCCACCCCGAGATGGACTTGGAACGGCGATATGACGCGGCCTTCGTTCAATCCTTCATTGCTCATCTTCAAAGACGATCCGACATTGAGGTGCCACAGCTTCATAACGGACGGGCGCATCATGTTCTTGACCGACTGCCACCACAAGTTAGCTGGACAAACGGTTGAGCTACCGGGTTGGGACGACTCTGATTGGTGGGGAAATAACCGATGAAACCTGTAGTTCAGTCGCGTGTGGGAGAGGACGGCACCTGTTTCAGGGCCTGCATTGCTTCCATCCTCGAATTACCTGAAGACGAGGTTAAGGATTTCGACGGCTACCGCGAATACCTGCAAGACGAGCAATGCCTCGACGACTACTGGGCCAACGTACAAGGATTCTTAGCTGAGCACGGCCTTTCCTACCGACGTGTACCCATCGACAGCGCCAAACCCAGCGGCTACTCCACCATCGAAGGTATCTCACCGCGCGGTGGGCTTCATGCTTGTGTGGCGTACGACGGCAAGTTGGTGTACGACCCTCACCCGCAGGACGGCACAGGGCGCGGCCTCGTGGAGCCTAGGTACTACGGACTGCTGGAGAAGAGAAACAGACTACAAAACGCAGGCAAGGAGTAACAAATGGCAAACATCCAAGAAAGTTCTTTTGCGCCAGACACGTCTGTTGGCACTAGCTTCGGCGCGGCGTCGAGCAACATCCTACTGCCCGGTACACCCGCATCGGACTCCATCGTGAAGGTGGTCAACCTCGGCCCTTACCACATCGCGGTCAAGCTGGGCACTACCAACGCGGTGGTAGCCACCAACAACGGCGCGCAGGTAATTCCAGCAGGAGCTACGCAGAACTTCACGCTAGGTTCCAACCTCTACATCGCGGGCATTGCGCTGGGTGGCCCTGGTAGTGCATCCACCGTCAACATTACCACTGGTAACTAAAAGGGAGAAGGAAGATGCCGCTACTGCCTGGCAAAAAGAACATCGGCCACAACATCACGGTCGAAGAAGAGCATAACAAGCCGCATAAACAGGCAGTAGCGATTGCACTACACACAGCAGGCGTTCCGAAGAAGGGCGAAGATGTGGCCTGGCAAGAGAACAGCAAGCACCAGGAGCAGCTGAACGAGTTTCATAAGCGACTGACTGGGGCTGGGTACACGCATCAAAAGAGCACTCCGAGTGGTTCCATGGTAATGCATGAGTACCACAACCCTAAAGCCGAGTACTCACGCGCCGTCATCCACGAAAAGATCGATCCAGCGACGTCCAACTATTCCAAAGCGAGTAAGGCGAACCACACCATGGCATTTTTGAAGGA